GAACGCAACAGTGACTGCTGACGGAACGAATCAACAACTACTCATTGTCCAATATGATGAGAATAATGACGCAACAGTCGATGCTACAGGCGATAACAATGGTATCAAATTATGTCAAGGTTGTGCTTTCGATTATCCAGAGAGTTACACAAATCACGACCATTGGTACGATAACTGGGAAAGTGGTGGGCATTCCATCAATCTAACTGTTACTGGAAGTGGAAATGGTATCTCTGCTCAACAGACTAATCAGGGAGACGCAGGTGATAATGGTCACAGTTATGAACTAAACTTAACTGGAGACAATAACGAAGTCACGACCATTCAACAGCACGATGGTGCTAAGACGATAGACCTTACGATCTACAATGACGAGAACGATGTGTTCGTTCGACAGAAAGGTTCAGGTGCGAATCATAATGCTACTGTAGAACTTGACGGAACACACGGCACTGATCTAACATTAAAACAATTCGGGAATGTAACACAATCTTACAGTCTACAGCAAAATTGCTTGACAGTTGGTGGTTGTTCTGTTACAATAACGCAACAATGACTAGATGGTGGAGTGTAGTTCCAGTTATCGTATTGTTTGCGTTTCTAAAGATATCGCAAAGTGACTTCGTACAGTCAATAGAGTATTCGTACTACGATCAACTACAACGCAACCACGACATAACTAAAGTAGACGACATTGTTCTAGTTAATATAGATGAGAAAGCAATTGAAAAGGAAGGACAATACCCGTGGCCAAGACAGACAGTAGCAAAGTATATAGACCAAGCACCAAACAATTCTCTACTTGTATCAACGATGATATGGTCAGAGAACGACAGGTTTGCAGGGGATCAGGAACTATCGCAGTCTCTAAGTCAAAAAGCAGTAGTACTAGCAAGCGCACCTACTCGCCAAACTACTACGAATGAGTTAGGAATCTATGCGAATGTTTCGACATTCGGTAAACCATCAACGACACTAATCGACTACAGTGGACTACTCACACCGATTCCAGAATTAGCACAAATGGCTATGGGGGTGGGTGCAGTATCTGCTGAAGTCGATCAACCAAGTGGAGTACTCAGACGAGTGCCTTTGCTTGTGAGCATCAACGATCAGCCATATCCATCTCTTGGATTAGACACAGTACGAGTCTTTCTCGGTGAGCCATCATACACTATCAAAAACAATGAACTCGGAATGGAATGGGTTCGTTTGGGTAGACAAGATCCAATTACAACTCAACCAACCTCTGAACTACCAGTCGCATTCTGGCATGAGTTTGAACAGATATCAATACTTGATTCAATGCCTGAAGGTAAAGTACTAATCTTTGGAGTAACAGCAGAGGGATATTCCAATCCAGTAGCAACTCCAATGGGCGCAATGTACCCACATGAGATTCAAGCACAACAGATTTACACACTAATGAGCGGTGTAGAGATACTACGACCCGACTACACTCGATTCATTGAACTACTGATGATATTATTGATATCCTTTGGTATTCTGATAGCAGTGTATCGACTTGGAACAGTATGGGCTTGTGTAGTCAGTATCACGCTATTGGGAGCATCACCTGCTCTTGGATATCATTACTGGACTACGAATTACTTCTTTCTTGACATTATATGGCCTACAGTCGCAGGGATTGTCGTATTTGCTCAAAGTTCGTTCAACAAGTATTACACTACTTACAAGCTGAAAGAGCAGATTAAGAAGCAGTTTGGAACTTATCTATCACCCGCAATGGTACAGAAGCTACAAGACGATCCAACTCTATTGAGACTTGGTGGTGAGACTAGATATATGACATTCTTATTCTGTGACATACGAGGCTTTACACCGATATCAGAGCAGTACAAGACTAATCCTCAAGGGTTAACAGAACTTGTTAATCGATTCTTGAGTCCAATGACAGACATTATCATGAATAATGAGGGCACGATTGACAAGTATATGGGAGATTGTATTATGGCCTTTTGGAACGCACCACTTGACGTAGAAGAACAAGAGAAGATGGCTGTAAAGACATCTGTAGAGATGTATGAGGGACTTGAGACACTCAACGCAGAGTTAGAGAGCGAAGGACTATTACCAATCAATATCGGTGTAGGAATCAACACAGGATCAGTAGTTGTTGGTAACATGGGATCTGATCAAAGATTCGACTATTCTGTACTTGGAGATGCTGTTAATCTAGCCGCTAGACTTGAGGGACAGACTAAAGGATATGGAGTCAAGACAATTGTCGGAGAAGATACAGCAAAAGAACTGGGTGATGATTATGCTATACTTGAGATAGATAAACTTGCTGTTAAAGGAAAGACAGAGGGTGTTACAATTTACAGCGTATTAGGTGATTTTGACTGGTGGAATAGCAACTCTCACATCGCTATGGAGTCTCAACAGCACGATAAAATGATCAATATGTATCGTAGAAAACAGTTTGATCACGCCTCATTGCTCTGTGAGCAACTCAGAGGGTGCTTCTTAGGTCAAATGACAGACTATTATGACATCTGGATCGACAGATGCGAAGAGATGAAGACGAAAGATTTGCCCGAAGACTGGGATGGAACGTATATAGCGACCAGTAAATAACAAGTCAAATATGACATATTGTAGTTGAATTTCACTATAACATGACAAATTTGACGCATAAAATAGTTGAAAAACTTCAAAAAAACGCTTGACATTACTAGCGATTGTGAGTATAATAGCGTTATCGCTTTTCAAATGAGAAGGTATAAGTTATGAAGATATCAACTGTAGCAAGACTGTCATTTATTACTGTAGTAGTTGTCTATATTTTGTACGGCATCATTCATAAAGTTAATGACTATATGTACGATAAACATCTCGAAATAGCTAGGCCAGTTGTTGAACAGGTCATTGAAGTACCAGAGATTGATAACGATATTAGCGTAGCTATCGAGGTAGAGACTGAATATCAGCAACAGTTATCGTGTTTATCACTTAATATATATCACGAAGCTAGAAGCGAATCTAAGCTAGGTCAAGAAGCAGTCGGTCTTGTTACTATGAATCGAGTCTATGACGGAAGATACCCAGACACTGTTTGTGATGTAGTCTATCAGGCTCATGTTGACTCTAAGGGTCGCCCTATGCGTAATCGATGCCAGTTTAGTTGGTACTGTGATGGTAAGTCTGACAAGATACATGATGTAGTTGCGTATAGTGAGATTGAAGAACTAAGTGCGAGTATTCTTGATTCTTATGGTATTGAACGAGATATTACTGATGGTGCTGTTATGTATCATGCATCATATGTTAAGCCTTACTGGGCGAAATCTTATGAGAGAACCAGTCGAGTTGACTCTCATATATTCTATAAATAACGAATATACAATGAACTTGAGGTCACAATAATGTCACTAAAAGAACTGACTTGGGAAAATCATAAGTCTGCTGAACGCAAAGAATTTGCAAGCATTTTGATGAGTGGGTCAATCGATCCGCTTCTGTACTACAAATATCTATACAACCAATACTACAAGTATCTAGCACTCGAAGCAAAACTGCCTATGATTGAACTCGATGTTGTAGATATTGCACGATGTAAATATATTCGATCTGACTTAAAAGAACTAGAGTTGACACATGGATTCCACTTTGAAGACGATCTAATACTGCCCTCTACGTTAGAATATGTCGAGTATTGTAACAACGTAGCAGATGGTAAAGGATTAATCCCACATATGTATGTTCGTCACTTTGGTGATATGTATGGTGGTGCGATGATAGCAAAACGAGTACCTGGTCATGGAATGATGTATAAATTTAAAGAAAAAGACTTGCTAAAAGAGAAAGTTCGTGCTATACTTACTGACGATATGGCAGATGAAGCGAATATCTGCTTTGAATATGCAATTAGATTATTTGGAGAATTAGTTGATGAATAAAATAGATAAGTCTTATGACGGTATATCGAAGTCTTTTGACGAGTTAGAGAAGCGACTGGATAGATGCCAATTTGCTTTAATACTTCTCAACGGCTTAATATTTGGATCACTACTAACGCAATTAGCGTATAAGTTTCTATGAGTGATTCTAAAAAGAAGTTAGAAAGTTGTTTAGTTCTTCTTGCTGGACTCGTACTCGGTTCTTTCGTAGCATCTTTATTGATGGTACTAGACACTCCCGTTGGTAGTCTTGTAGTATGAGTTTAATCTGGGACAGTCTAATCGATATTCAGAATGATTTGATTAAGTCGTTTGAATTGACTGGAACAGAGATTCAAGAAGAAGGTATGGATCGATTCAATCAGCCTGGCTGGGTCAATAGAGTCTGGACTAGCGAGAAGTATAGAAGAGCCCATGTTGATGTTGTTGATATGAGGGAATCACATAAGCTGTGGATGATGCATTGTTGCATATTCCATCATACTGACAGCGATGCACCGATCTTTGGATTCGATGTAATCGCAGGGCCGAATAAGATGACTGGTGCGTTTTGTGATCTATCAGCAACAACGAATCCTGACCACGAAATGATTAAACACTTTGCTGAGATAACCTCTAAGTTAGAATGGAAGAGAGAAAGAGAATTACCAGAATGGGCGAAAGCAATATTTAGTGATGGAATGATGGCCGCAGGTATGGTAAAAGAGCAAGCAGAGATTGATCAGATATCAAAAGCCGTTGATGAAACTTTGAACTATTATATCAAAGAAGTTGGCAATCACAGTAGTATAGATTTAGATCGAGAGTCTGTGAGAGTTGCTCAAAATAGATACGGACATTATCAACGACAGAATCCTCATACTCCTAGAGTGATGAAATCGCTTGGTCTCAATGAAGATGATGTCGATGTTTTCATACAGAAGTGTTTATTTCCTGAACTCGAAGAAGAGTTATACAGAGTAAGTGGGGTGCCGTATAAAGTTCGAAGACGAGATATTAAGTTATAAGCTACCACCTCAAGCAACACTGTATGGGATGAAGGGTAGTGATGAATCAGCGGCACTGTTCGCTTGGGCAATATTCGCAGGATTAGATGTAGAGTATCTCGACTTTGGTAAAGATTACAATCTACTTGAGTTAATGGATCTATTCCCTTGTGCAGAAAATGTACCGCAGATAATGGTAGATGGACAAGATATAGGTAACTTAGAGCAGTTTAAAGACTGGCTAAAATTTATGTTATAGGATTATATGATGATGAAGGGTAAAGTGGGATTCACTTGTTCAGCGTTTGACTTACTACACGCAGGTCACGTATCAATGCTGAGAGATGCTAAAGAGCAGTGTGATTATTTAATATGCGGTCTACAAGTAGATCCATCTGAGAGACAGGGAAAGAACGCTCCAGTTCAAACTGTTGTTGAGAGATACACACAGTTGTCTGCTGTTGGATATGTAGATGAGATTATACCTTACACTACAGAGCAAGATTTGGAAGACATTCTGAATATGTACCATATTGATGTTCGGGTGCTTGGAGAAGAGTATCGAGATAAAGAATTTACTGGTCGTGATATCTGCCGCAAAAGGGATATTGAATTATACTTCAACAAAAGAGATCACCGCTTCAGTAGCAGTGGTCTGAGAAAAAGGGTTTGCGAGACAACATGAAAAGAACTACGCAACTGCTACTATTCACATTTTCATTCTTTCTAATCAAAGGATTAATGTGGCTATTACTGTTCTATATGGGATATAATTTAGTAACATAATACTTGACAAATCAGCTACACCGTGCTATAATTACACACATAAGCAAGATATACAATGGAGAAATATTATGAAGTTGATGTTTTTAAAGTTCTATGACTTTTATAATTGGCTGTTTGATCACAGCAAGAACCCGCTAAGACATATACCCGATCCACTGTCAAGAATGTGGATAATGACTGTTCTAGCTTGGATGTGGTCAATCACGTTTGGAATCTATATTGGTAGCGTAATCTATATGGGCGTAAGCCTTGTTATTCACTTTGTATTGTTGTTCATGGCTACATTTACAGCGGCAGTCTTTTATGACGCAGAAAGACGAGGTGATAGTTGGTTGCTTGCATTGAGAGTAGACCAACTTAAATCAAAAATACAAGAAAATCGTAAAAAGTTAGATAGTAAAAAATGAAAATAAGCGTTAATATAAATAAAAGTATTCGATGAAACATAAAGTAAGTTTGTTTGGACAGGGGTTCGACTCCCCTCGCCTCCACCACAAGCACATTAGTGTCCAGTTTAGTTTGGAACACATCTGATAAAGTGGCTAGTGTGTTTCTGATGGGGGCGTTCTGGATTCGACAGGCGAATTGAGGTTATGTGGAGAATCAGTGAAGAAACACTGTATAAAATCAACTTAAAATAATCGCAAACGATAATAATTTTGCACATGGTGATTTTGCCCTAGCGGCATAATCTACCGGGGTATGGACACGCCTAGCAACAGAAGTTGTCCACACGACTTCTCATATACGATAACCTTCGGGTAGTATATGTAGAAGAGAGGTATGACATACCCAGAAAAAGGAAATTCGAAAATGTCAATCACTAAAGAGGAGCGTGGCTTGGCCCACCACGAGCATGGATGCTAACTAGCAAGGATTGCTGAAGAGTAGATGCAGTTTGGTATATACCAACGATAAGCACGACTCAAAACGGGCCACTTCTTTTAACTGATATGGAACTTTATTATGACAACACCAACAAACTCTATTATTCTCCCCTCATCAGACTCTGATAAGCAACGCATCAAAGGCGCCATGAATGAGATTAGCGCATCTTATACTCGCATCGATGCCGAGCGAGACTTCATCAAAGAAGCCATTATATCTCTTGAAGATGATGTAGGCATACCAAAGAAGTATCTAGCTAAGATGGCTAAAATTTATCATAAAGAAAATGTCTCTGAGTTGATCTCTGAGATTGAGGATATCGAAGCATTACTTGAAACTATAGGATAGCACTATGTCTAAGTTAGTTAGTAGAAGAATAAAAGTCGAAGAAGCGGGCAATGCTCAAGCACTTATCTTTGAGGCTGATAATGGTTGGAGAATTGAGTACTACGATCCTCGTGGCACACTAATGTCAACTGAATTGCATGAGCGTAAATCCCTACAGTGGGCAGAAGATGCCGCAGAGAACTGGGCTTTAGGGATAAAGGTTCTAAATGGGTGATAAGAATATCGATAACTTAAAGGTTCTCAATAGATTAAACTCTGAGCGCATCATGCTAGAGATAAAGAGACATATTGATGCGGGTGTTCCCTACATTGACGCAGTAGTTGAGTACGCTGAGAAGAATAGTCTTGAGATTGAAGTTGTTGGTGAGATCATTCGTAAGTCGCCTCTTCTGAAAGCAAACATTTACAAAGAAGCTGAAGAGTTAAACATGGTCGAAAAACTTGTGAGATTGCCTGTATGAGTTCTATGTATTCTACTAGAGATGCGTTTGAACTCTATAGTTACTACATGGCAATCAAGAAGCATTTCACATCAACTTATGACTTTGTGAAGTATGGCGGTAAGATGAGACTTACTGTCGATGGATTTGAGAATAGAAAAGACAAGTTCTTTTTCTATAAACTATCTAAGAGAAAAGATGCTAAAGATTTTATTCTAGCGAATATATTGAAGAAGCCTGATCTCTGGATTGGCAACTTGATAGACAGTCACGAAGCAGAAGAAGTCTATACCGAGTGGTCAAAGAGGCAACAGTCATTGTCTTACACATTTAAGAATGATTTAGATGAGTTAGACGATGACTTCAATGCCAACATTGTTGTCGAAGATGGAGAATATCCAAAACTCTTATCTCTCTTCAACAGAAGAAGGGTATGCATTGAGACATTGATTATCATTGATGAACTCACTGGATGCTTTAAGTATTGGGAGAAGACTATTCGTGACACCATAGTTTTCCCTGATATAAATAAGACTGTTAACAACTATAAACCTTTTATAGATTATGATAAAGTGAAAATGAAGAAAATAGTTCTTGACAGATACAGCAACATCTGATATAATACACCGCATACGAGAAGTACTAAATCGTAAAAACATATAACGTAAATACAACGGAGAAACACCTATGAGTTTTGCATCATTAAAGAAAAACCGAACATCCTCTTTTGACAAACTGAACAATCAGCTTCAGTCAATGTCTAATCAAAAAATGTCCAAAGGTGACGACAACTACTGGAAACCAGAAGTCGATAAAGCTGGCAATGGCTATGCTGTACTACGATTCTTACCAGCTTCAGAAGGTGAAGATATGCCTTTCGTTCGCTATTGGGATCATGGCTTTCAAGGGCCAGGTGGTTGGTACATCGAGAAGTCTCTAACAACTCTAAGTCAAGACGATCCAGTATCTGAGTATAACTCTCAGTTGTGGAACTCTGGTCATGACGAAGACAAAGAGATTGCTCGTAAGCAG